TTTTCATTACTTTGCCACAGCTTAAATGTAAAGCCCGCGTTAGCAGTCAACACAATAGCCCCATTATCTTTGATTATTCGTTCATATTGTTGCCAAAGACTCCCCATATCAATGATCGAATCCCATTCACAATCGGTAGTACCATAAGGCAAATCACAAAGGATCATATCCACCGATTTATCTGGTATACTTGGCATCAGCGCCAAACAATCGCCGTGATGAATCTTATTTACTTCAAGCATTTAAAATCTCCTCAAAGACCGATTGATCAAGTCTCTTTGTTTTAGTTTCTCTTCAACAATATGCGATCTATCCTCGATAGGAAGCTTGACGCTGACAGTTGAGTCAGACCAGCGCCAATTAATAACATCGTATCTAAGGGCATCTAGTGGATCTTCATGCCCATCTTTTTTAGGCTGTTCTTTTTGATCCCATGAATAAGACAAGATTGCTTTCTTAAAGCTATTGCCCGTCGCCTTATCGCCAGCATCCCAGACCTCACGAGTGCATAAGATTTGCTTTGAGTGCATTAAGCGCTTAACTCGATTAATCCCATTCATGATATCGGTACGGATAGGATCAGTAGCCCATCTAAAAGTCATCCCTATGCCCTCTTGTTCTGGTGGTAAAGATAGCGCCTTGAATGAGCTTTGAGCTGTATGATCATTGCGATTACTACCAGCCTTATCACCACTAGCGCCATCAAGTAAAATGCGATTAGGGTATGAGCTAGCCAGACTACGAGGGCAAGCCTTGAGGAGTATAAGCCTAGCCAGCTCAGACAATTTAATTTCTTGGGGATTGATTTCACCGCATATCACATCAGCCTTGAGATGTGGATCATGCACGATAAAGAGAACGCTTGGCTTTCTAAATCCGAAGTCAACGACAATTCGCCCGCTATACTCTGGCTTGTATTGCCAGCCGTCGATAATGTGTGATTGTGTCCATTCGTTGTATATCATGCCAGCTCGTGGCTTAGGTTTATTCTCGATCATGGCAAGGCGTTCATCTTCTGGCAAATTCTTAGTAGCCTCGAACCAATCGGCGCTAAGGTTGTTTGCATTGACATGACTAGAGAAAAAGATCGGCTTGCAATTTGCTTTCTCTGCCATCTCTACCCACCACGCGCCCCATACTGGCAAGCCCACCATGATGAGCTTAGGCGTTGGCCCACTTCTCAAACGCCCTAAAGCTTTAAATGCCACCTCTTCGGTCAGCATCTGGCATTCATCAATGACGGCTAAACCACTGGTGATATTCAAGCCCTCTAAAGAGTTTTGAGATGCATCTTGAGTGCCAGGGCGAAAATATGACCTTGTCCATACTGTATGTCCGTTGGGCGCCGTCCATTTCCCCTCAAGTGCATGATATGTCCAGCCCTCAGCACCTAGCCATTTTTGAATTTCTGGAGCTAGCACTTGCCTATAACGACCAGCCGTGTCGGTGATAAGCAAGCTAGACTTATTCGGATGCGCATCAGCCCATAGGGCAAGGGCGAAAACTAGAGCGCTTGTCTTGCCACTACCCCAGCCGGCACGAACGGCGATAAAATTTTCATTTGATAGCAGCAAGCGAGATACTAGCTCTTTTTGTAGGTCATTGAGTTTAAGCATAGCCCTCTATCCATATACCTTTGATCTTATCGCGTAATCGTTTGATTTTTACAAAAGTTGTATTATCTTTCCATCCCATCAGTTGCGCTACATCAATATGCCTAAGGCCTTGAGATACTAGGTCAATCAATTGCCTCTCATCTGGTGGCAAATGCGAAAGCATCAAATCCAAGTCATGCGCGATCATGAAGCCCTCTTCTCCGCTATCGGTAGGCCTCAAAGAGCCTAGTTGATTATCTATATAATCACTCGATGATCCCCCGTGTTGCTCTGCTCTACGCATTCTATTTGCGACCATCTGTCTCTCTGTGATCAGCCATTTATCTTTGCGAAACTTATTATGGATCTCATGATAAAAATGTATTTGAGCTAGTCTTTTTAGGTAGCCATAAAAATAATGTTTTGTCTTAAAGTCGGTCGGTGGGATATCATCGCACCGATTGATCAAATATTTGTCAACAAGTAAATAAAAACTTGTGAGGTGGTCATCTGTATATGACCTATCAAATCGTTTGCGTATCATCGATTCTAGCATCTGGATAAAATCCGGATCGGCCATATCGACATGATCCCCATCACTCATCTTGATGATCCAAGGGCTCTGAGGTGGTAGCGGCTGCAGTTTCTTTTTGAGTTTCAATTTCTGTTCCTCGTATCTGGTCGATCATGTCAATCACAATCGATTTAGGCTTCTCTATCTGTTCTATTTCTAGTTTTTGTTGTTGTCCGAATTCATCTCTAAACTGAGTCTCAAGCAAGAATTTAGCGGCCTTCCAGTCGGTCTCGGCTGCTATGATCACGGTACGCACTAGGCGAGAGCGCCATGCCAATTTAGCTTGCTCTGCTTCAATGGCAAATTTAGGATCTTCTCTCTTCCAGCGTGAGATTGTATCGACATTGAGACCGACAATTATGGCGGCTTGCCCTTCTCTATTGCCCTCAGCAATAAGGCTCAAAACTTGCTCTTTTCTAAGCTCAACACCGCTAAGGCCTTGAGAGATAGCTTGCTCTGTTTTAGCTTGTACTACTTCTAAAATCTCACCTTGTTTTTTAAGCTTTTTGAGTTTGTCAATCTTGCTCATGCCTTGTGATAAATCCTCCGACTTATGCGCTCGATAGCATCATCTGGCTCAATCTCTTTTAGATACTGGATGGCTTCCGACGCTGGATTATCGATAACAGCCACTAAGCTCTTTTCAATCACCACGCTGGAAGTTACATTCAGGGCGCTGGCTATCTCGCCTACCTTTAGCATCATGGCGGTAGGCAAATAGACAGTATGACTGGCCCGCTTAATTTTTTTGCTCATCGTCTCTCCCTACGATATCAAATTTATTCGCTTCAAGCTTCCAATAGGTCTTGTCTTCAAACGCATTGCAGATCATACGGCCTTGAACGAGAACGAGATCGCCCTTCTTGATAGACGCTGCTGCTTTTTGTGCTGTGGGATCAGTGCCAAAAGATACGATCTCGACTGTAAACCAAGTGACGGGATCGGATTTCTTAGCTTGATAGGCGATACTTCCTACAGCTTTGCTTAGGGTAGTGCCTATTGTCTTGAATACAAAATCTTTGCCAGCTCTACCGGCTAAGGTCATGCTATTTATCATCTTGATTCTCCATAAAATAAATGGGGCTAGCGCCCGTCTTTTCTGCCAATATTTTAGCCAAGCTATAACTTATTTGAGTTTTGCCTCTAAGCCCTTCAATAATATGCCTATCGCTATAACCAATTTGAGAGGCTAACTCTTTTAAGGTCATGCCGGTCTTCTGTTTAACGAATTTTGTTTTATCACTCATGGTCATTTTATTTATCCTTGAGCGCGACTATTGTTAGAATTGCCATTGCAACGAGCATGATTAAATCTTTGATATTTAGGTCTTGAGTCATTTTTTTATCCATTGAAATAAATTGATTTCATCGTTGTTCTATGCTATAACAACAATAAACATTCTAGAACATTCTATTTAAAAAGTAAAGGCAAAAATGCACAAAATTCATGTCGGTTTAACTGGGTATGTATCGATCCCAGATGGTGGCGTTTTCGGTGATGATTTAACGGTGGTCAATACCGCCCGTGTGAGCTACAATAAGAGAAGCGATGAATGGAGTGATAAAGATGAGCGCCTACTCAAATACCTGTGGGATCATGAGCATACTTCACCTTTTCGTCATGCATCAATCCGCTTTGAGATTAAAGCGCCTATTTTCGTTTTAAGGCAGTGGATGAAACACCAGATCGGCTGTTCATGGAATGAAGTCAGCTATCGATATACTCAAATTGAAGAGCCAGAGGCTTTTTATCCTGGTCTTTTTAGATCACAAGATGCAAAGAACAAACAAGCGGGCACGGGTATTTTACCTTTAGCAGATCAGACAAAAGCCACCGAAATCTTACATGATGGCTATGAAGCAGCATACAAGGCATATCAAGCGCTGATCGATATGGGAGTATGCAGAGAACAAGCTAGAATTGTCTTGCCAGTGGGCATCTACTCTAAAGCGGTATGGACGGCATCGCTTCAAGCGATAATGCACTTTCTTGAGCTAAGGCTTGATGAGTCAGCGCAAAAAGAAATTAGGGATTACGCTGTAGCGATCAAGACGCTAGCACAAGAGCATTTTCCTCAAAGCATAAAACTTTTAAATAGAGAAGATTTTATTTAATATTATCTCCTACAAAGGAGATAAGATGAAATGCATTAAATGTGGTCAGCACTTGGCTGGCCTTGATTATTTACAGGGCTTTGAGCATCAATTTTGCGATCAGTGTATAGCGTCGGTATATCGAGAAGCCTATGATGATTTTCTTGATGATACACTTGATCCAGATGAAGAAGAGAGTATTGATGATGAGTGATTTTATAGCACAATGTTTTTATCTGGCATCTCTTGCCACAGTTTACCCCCAGCCCCATAGAGTCGATACTTGCCTTGAGATAGCGCGTGAGTCGATCAAAATGGATATTGATCCACATCTTGCTATTGCTATCGCCTACCATGAATCGAGGCTAGATAAGTCGGTGGTCTCATCTGCTGGTGCTGTAGGTGCGTTGCAAGTCAAGAGGATATTTATTGACTGTAAAGAATGCACAGACATTCAAGCTGGCCTTCTGGCTTTGAGGTACTGGCTAGATCGATCTCGGTCTGTGTGTGATGCGCTTGGTAGGTATGCAGTGGGGACGGCTGGCAAATGTGGCAAGCGATCTAAAATGATTCTTGCTCTATCCCGTGATCTCAAATGCTCTGGCCCTAAAAAGAAAGAGTTTTGCTATGAGTGCTAAAATCTATCTTGATATCGCCATGACTATATCAGAGCAAAGCCCATGTACTAGGGCGCGTGTGGGCGCTGTTGTTTTTAGGGAAGATAGAAAAACTATGTTAAGCACTGGCTACAATGGACAAGCTAGAAAAAGTGATAAGCTTCTTTGTGGTGGTCTATGCTGCGATAGGGATAGGCTACAAATTCAAAGTGGTGATCGTATTGAAATAGGCTGTATCCATGCTGAGATGAATGCGATAAGTAATGCAGTATATGAGGGCATTGCTTTAGCTGGCGCTTCTATTGTGGTAACCGCGCCCCCATGTCTGATATGCGCTAAATTGATTGTTCAAAGCGGTATAAAGAGAGTTTATTATAGGGGCGGTGATAGATGGGTATCTACTGGAGAAGAATTTTTAAAGGGCGCTGGCGTTGACCTCATTAGCCTCTAGGCATAAAATCATTTTATCTTTTTCATAGACGATAGATAGCCCCGCTAAATCATCATCACTCATACCCTCTTTATCTATGAAATAGACATCTACCTCTAGGCGCTCTAAAAGGTGCTTTTTTTTCATCATAAATGCCTTGTCTATGTAGTGGAACGATAGATCTCTATCTCGCTCAAATACAAGTGCCCTGATAGCCCTATAGAAAACTTTTCTTTCTGGTGAATAGAAGCGGTGAATATCTTCTTTATATCTACCTATCTCATCAAGCATATCTTTTACTATTTCATGGCGCTCATTTGTGATCGTAGCGATAGGGCTGGCTTCTTTAAAAATCCTAAATGGCAGCGATTGCGCTGAGTACATAGCAGATGGCCTATTTTTATCAATCTTATGACATCCCCCGTCTATGGTCTGGCTTACCGCCATTGTATCCCCCAGCCATTTTGATCTATCAAAAATAGGATGAGTTACATCTCTTTGAGTAGGTGCATCAATTATCTCATTTTCCACCTTTAAAGCCTCTTGAAAATCCTGATTTTCTAGAGCAGTAGACTCAACTACTTTAGTAGTTGAGTTTATACTTATATGTCGAGCCGGCTGAAGTTCAGTGGGCTTAACTTCAGCCCGTTTAACTTCAGCCCGTTTGACTTCAAGATTTGACTTATTTTGATGCCCTTTTGCTCTTTTTTGCTGTGGCGTCTCTGTCTTTTCTTGGCAATAAAAAGAGAAGAATTTTTTATACTCCATATCAAGAGATGCTAGCCCTGTGATGTCAATCTCTCTAGTCTTGCCCATGCCAGGAACGATCTTTAAACTGCATTTAATTAAAGGCTTGCCATCGATCAAGATGGCTTCAAGGTGATCTAGCCCCGATGAAATTTGATACTTTGATAGCCCGCCATTGCCTAGCCATTGATTTGTCGCCTCTTGCCCTGATAAGACTGATGATTCTCTTTGTGGCCCGTGTATTTCCATGAGACGAATGATCAATCTTAGCCCGTGGGGTAGTGAGTTTATAGCTGGATGTTTAGCGGCGTTGATGGCTATCGTGATGAAATTGAATTGCATGATTTATCC